TGAAGTGACACCACCGGATTTAGCAAATTGTACTGCTATTGTAAACCTTGGAACTGATAATCATTTTAGTGACATTATCACAATTAACTGGTCAGTTGGTTTTTATGATAAAGGGAATGCAGTAGCATCTAAAATACACTATTGGATTAGTAGACCTGAATTCATTGAACATTCCATCGGCTTCAAGTTAGAGAGCAATACAAATATTACTCAAAGTTTTGCTGATACCGCAAGGGTTTCATTTAAAGTACTAGGTGGTAGCCCTAGGATATCATTTTCAACAGTATACTATAATGATTATGTTTATAATCCTGAGTATGCAACACTGTTCCCTCCAGTTGTATTAGAGGTTGTTCCACAATCACAAGTATTATTTATAGGGAATAGAATTTTAGGGAACGTCTCAGGTGGAACTAGATTTACTGATATCATTTCTACGAATATTAATTCTGTAAATAACTTGTTTACAGGTACAGTTGAAAATAAATTTTCTTCAAATTGGGATGCCACTAGAACTTCTGGTTTCTTTTTGCATAATGGAGTTAACGAAAAAGGTATTATAGGCACAACGGCCACTAAAATATTTTTTAAAAACTCTGTTTCTGGTAAACAGTTGGATATGAATGATGATGGAACAATTAGATACGATGGTGTAAATTTACTTGGAAGTTCGGGAACATTCACACCGACTGTAGCTGGATCATCTACAGCTGGTAATCATAATTATACATCTCAAAAAGGGAAGTACTATAGAAGTGGAAATGTAATTACTTGCAACGTAACTATAAGTGGTACTCTTGATGGAACTATTGGGGGAGGATTATTGATTAAAGGTCTACCGTTTGAAATGGGCGTTGATAACGTAGCTGGAGTAAGTTTTGGTTATATAAGAGGTTTAAAATATCCAGTTGGCTATGTAAATGTGGGTGTGTCTAAAGATATAACTATAAGAACCCTAGACACAAACGGTAATGCTATATCAATTGATACAACAACTTTACGAAACACTCAATTTGAGTATCATATGTCTTTCTCGTATCTGGTATAAAGAAAGACCGGATATTGTATTATCCGGTCTTTGCAACGTTTGAGGTAATTTGTTTACTAGATTGTTTTCTGTTAAAAATAATTAATTTAAGTTGATTAACTAATGGAGTTTCAATAAAACGATTTACAAAACATCCGATAACAGTTGATGTTAAAATAAGTAAGAAGCTTGTTAGTAATCCACCGAAAACACTATACAGTGATAACTTAGAGATGATTTTACACAGGATTGATAAAGAAAGCAAATGTGTAAGATAAATAGAAAGTGAAGCTTGTCCTAAGAAATTACCCAACCTAGAAATAGTAATATCTTTCTTCATGTCGATAGAAGCTAATCCTAATACCAAAAACACAGATGATAAAGAAATTGTAAATAAGAAATCTATATTGATAATATTATAGATTGAATTTATCCAAGCTATAGGAAAACCAATAAACCCGAAAGTTGCTAAAAGCATAGACACTTTCAAACTTATTTCTCGATGAATTATGATATGAGCACATAACATTCCAAGAATAAACAAAATATTATCACCACTAAAGAAATAATTCAGTATGTAATTGTTTATTTCATATAGATTAAAAAGCGATGGTATAAGTAATAATGCCCAAACGCTGCATATAATTTTCATCCACTTCTTACCTAAAATAATAAATAAAGAAAATATTATATAGAACTTAACTGTATTGACTAAAGACCATGCTACGGCAAGAATTGGTCCTTTTTCATCTGGTAAGAGTAACAAAGACGTGATTATTGAATCTAATTCCTTTTCGTGACCTTCACCGAATGACGGGATTAAAAAATATATAGGTAAGATGACGAGTGTAATACACCAATATAATGGATAAATTCTTATGAAGCGATTTAATATGTATTTCTTAAACTTATGAATATCACCTAAGTCTTTATAATGTATATAGTAAATCATAAAGCCAGATAAAATATAGAAATAATAGACGCCACCTGATACAGGGATAAAAGATAGGTTTAAAAGATTATAGTTAAAATAATTATTCATCACTAATGATGCATGAAAAAGGATAACCATAAAAGGTACGAGTGCACGAGATAACTGTATTAGATTAAGTTTTTTTCTCAAAAGATCACCAACCTTTAAATATTATTAACACAATTTCCATTATATAATAAATGTCATATTTTTAGGTGTTTTTTTGGAAAAAAACAGGAAAACGAAGAAGTGATACATCATTAAAATTCTACAACAAACAAATGCATCTTAATGATTATAAAAAGTTGCAACAATAATATGACGAGAAGCGTGCATATAGCAGGCTTTTTTATTTTTGAAAGGAGGTGAACAATTGGAGCGAGTCCATGATATTTTCAGAAGTCTTAACATAATCGATATTTTTAATACAGCACAATTTAAAGCAGCTTCATTTGTAAGTGGTGGCGTAGGGACATTCTTAAGTTTGGTGTATGGGAAAACCAATTTAATTTGGATATTCATTCTGATGATGGTAGTTACACTCGACTGGATTACAGGAAGCAAAGCATCTAAATTAGATGGATCGTATTCATCTGCATATGGAGTAGAAGGCATCGCACGTACCGTGGTGCTTTTTTTATTGCCGTGTCTAGCTCACATGTTTGATATCGCATTCAAGTTGCCAGATTTCTTCTTCTTTATGGTAACTGGCGGTTTAACATATCACATTTTCAACAGTTTCACAGCAAACTGCGTTCGTGTCGGTTGGGATAAATGGATTCCGACTTGGTTACTGGAAAGCGTAGCAAGTGAAATTGAAGCGAAAATAAAACGTTCTGATACAAGGAAACGGAGGAAATAACGATGCAAGAGAAATTTAAGAATTATGGATTGTGGGTAGCGTTATTCGCGGTGTTAGGGATGGTATTAATGGATACTGTCCCTCATTTTAATGCAGGTCGATATCAAGAATATGTAGATATGATTCTATACATTTTGATCGCTGCAGGTGTCGTATCTAATCCTACTGCGGGTAAATGGTTTACTGATAAACAAAACAAAGGAGAGGATAAATAATGGAAATCAGAAAAAAATTAGTTGACCCAAGTAAATATGGTACAAAGTGTCCGTATACAATGAATCCACAATACATTACAGTTCATAACACTTACAACGATGCTACAGCAGAAAACGAAGTATCTTATATGATTAGAAACAACAACGAAGTTTCATTCCATATCGCAGTAGATGATAAAGAAGCTGTACAAGGTATTCCGTTAGAACGCAACGCATGGGCTTGTGGTGACGGAAATGGCTCAGGTAATCGTAAATCTATTAGTGTAGAAATCTGCTACTCTTTAAGTGGCGGAGATAGATACTATAAAGCTGAGGATAACGCTGTTGATGTTGTACGACAAATCATGTCCATGTACAACATTCCGATTGAAAACGTTCGGACTCACCAATCATGGTCAGGAAAATATTGCCCGCATAGAATGCTAGCTGAAGGAAGATGGAATTCATTCATTCAGAAGGTAAAGAGTGGAAACGCAACAACTCCACCACCTAACCAAAAACGTAACGTTATAGAGGTCGGCGCTCTCGGCAGCGAAAACCTAGCAGACTTTGTACAAGCCCTTAACTCTGTGCATATGACTGCTACGCTAAATCTACGTAGTGATAAATATGTGTACCCTGTGACAGAGCCTACGAGTGATGTACAACTTAATGCCATGAAAGGTTGGCTTGACCGTAAAGGTTGGGAATATACAGTTAAGTAAAAAAACAAGAGCCGTCCTGTTGGGCGGCTTGTTTTAATTTACATATCCCAAAAGTCATCCGCTTTAACCCTTGAATCAAATTCCCTCAACACCTTTAATATTTTCTGCATCGTCTTCCTTGTTGGTGATCTATCCGGATTGTTAGCTAAATCCCCTACAGTATTTCTCCCTAATCCTGATTTTCTCACTAGCCATTCTTGTTCGATTCTATGTTTATCTAAAAACCTTCCTAGTGGCGTTCTCTTGGAACGAAACCTCCACATCATTCTCACTCCCTATGAAAATTGTTATCTACAGTACTTTCCTAAATTCACAAAAAATAAACCCCTAAAAATAGGGGCCTGAAAATAGTGCATGAACGACAAACTTTTACGAAAAACGTCTTTTCAGTAAGGAGAGTTTCTTTCCCGGCTCTTCAACATAAAACTTCATATAGTCACACATTAAGATGTTAATCAGTTTATCGGCTGTATAACCATGCATAGGGAAGGTGTGAGCCATATCAGAAAAAAACACTTCAATCCGTCTTAATGTTCTTCTATCAATCTTTATAGAAATCGTTCCGTATCGTTCATCATTCTCGTTAAATTCCAATTCATAATCTGTATAGTGTTTCTTACTCTCTAGAATTTGATACAGTTGCTCCATACTGTTCTTTGACCTTATATGTTCAAGAAAGTCTTCAACGAGTATCTCAGCTAGATCGCTAGCGTTACACTCATAATCTTCCTCTTCCATATCTTCAATTATGATATTCATCCGGAATAAGTAGATCTTTAACATCTTAACTTCAAAACGGTACTTCTCTTTTAATGCCCATTCAATTTTAGTTCGTTCCCACCAACTATCCGCACTCATAAGCTGTATTTCTTTTGTCATCACATCATATTTACTGTACATGCTGTCACCTCACATTGTGCGTAATGCAAAACATAAAATACGTGTTGCTGCAGCTCTTTGTGAAACTCCCCATTCAATCGCTAATTGGACAAGCTTAGAATGTGTTTCCTGCTCCAATTTCGCATGAATGTACTTTTTAGTGTCTTTATATTCGTATGCATGTATCTCATTTATATAATCGATTCTTAGGTGTTCTGTGATTATTTTAGACATGTATTGTGTAGTGGTTATTCCTTCTTGGAATGCTGAGGACCTTATTAATTGTCTTTGTATTTCATTTACGGGGATTTTTACATCTTTCTTTTTATCAGAACGAGTTTTACGTGTTTGTTGGTTTGTTATTGTAGTAGATTTTCTGGAAGGTTCAAACATAGGGTTAACATTACTCATGATGCTCCCCTCTTTCGAAAACTCACCTCTTCCCTCTCTTTTATCTCAGGGACACTTTTCCATAATTCCAATATTCCTTGAAAAAGAAGTCGAGAGAGAGGGAGGAGCGATATTTTCTTTAGATAATTGTTACCAATCGTTTAAACCAGAAATTAAATCCATAGCACTATTTACAGCTGCTTCAGAAGGTTTTTCTTCTTCTCCTGCATCGTTCTGTATGCCATGAGTATTTATATTGATTAGTAACTTTTTAACTAATTGAAGCGGATCTTCTTCACCAGCAACTTCAGCAAGTACCTGGTACATTTCTAATCGCTTTTTAATCTGCCTATTCACATACCCTTTTTGCCCTTTGCCTTGTTCCTCTAATCGAGTTACAAAGTTATAAAGAACCTTATCATTGTTAGGGTTAAGCTCAATTTGAAGCTTTTTCTTTTGTAAGCTTGTCAAAGACATCACATCCTAAATAGTAGTATCCTAATAGGTTAGCTTCTTGACCGTTTTCTAGAACCGCAAATGTAGGGAATTGCTCTTTTTTCTTCTCAATACGCTTTTTATGAAGTGCAGCCATTCCACCAGTCCATACAATTTTATCGTATACAGCTAAGTTGAATTTTTGAGAAACTTCACGTAGTGATGAATCAAAATGACGTTGTAATTCTTCATCAACCTTCTCAGCTACGTCTTTATGAGTGTATAAGTCGTATAGAGAGCCGTTGTACTTGTAGCCATTCTCAAGGATGTAGTGCATGTTAGACACGCTTAAATCAGGCGTTTCGCCGATGTTATCGCGAACGATTTGTTCAATAGCCATAAAAGCTTTCTCACAACCTAATTCAGTTCCTAAACGGTCGATAACAGCATTACCAGACATATCAGTAACATCGAATGTACCAAATCCACCATCGATAATAAGAATACGATCTTCTTTATTAATGATTTCTTTTTTAACCAGGTAGTATTGTGTTCCTACTGGCTGTGGAATTACTAAACATTCTTTTACCTTAACTGTAATTAATTCGCCGTTTACTTTTACTGCTGTTTCTTCCATAGCTACCTTGCGGATTGATTCACGTTGATTACCAAAGTGAGATACTGGAAGTCCTGTTACAAGTAACGGAATAGTAACGTTCTTTTTAAAGTCTTTCGCAATGAATCCGAATAGTTGTTTCTTAAACGTTGGGTCCTCATAACGTTTCGCTTTGTTCTCGCCAAGCGCACGAATTAATGGAAGCTTTGATTTTCTCGCTTCTTCTCCTATGTAGTAAGGGAAGTCAGTGTTTGTAAGTTCGATTTTCGTGAAACTAGCTTCGTTGTAATAGTCATCTACTGGCGCTAGCACCGATAATTCTGTGATAACATCTGCCTCTAGTGATTTATTTTTCTTTGAAGCACGCTTTGTAAAGCCATTTCCTAAGTCAATCGCATATGGATTTCCTAATAACATATATATTCCCCTTTCAAGACCAATGGTTAATCATTGATATTTTTGATTCTAACAGATACTTACGTTTTAATTCAATGAAATATACCAAAAACAACAAATTAATCATTGGTTAATCATTGATTATTGTTTTGCGAAGTCGTAGGGCATCGCAAAGGCTTCGCAATATCTACAAAAACGCATGTTGCGAGGTAGGGAAGACATAGGCTTGTCCTCCCTAAAATTCGTTAAAATCCCCTACAAACCGAAAAAAACTCTTTTTCACAACACATATGGTATGTGAAATTTTAATATGTTTATCCTTCTAAGTTGGTCATGATGCTAACCAATCATAGAAAGGTACTTTGCCTGTATATTGATGTTCTGATAAAGATTGCGCTATTAAACCACGATCAATCTTATCTTCGTGTAATTGCTTTTTGGCGTTTTCTTTTATTCTGCGAAGTTCTAAGTCTTCAATCTTATTTGCTAAAGCTGAGATTAAATAATCTCTAAAGTTAGTAATCTTACCTTGATTGTATTTATCCATTACTTTTCGTAAAACAGATTTAAAGCTTCGATCCGTTAATTCGTCTTTTGTAGCTTCACGAAGAGAGTTAATTGTTAAATTTAATTCTTCTTCTGTTAGGGAAGGCGAAGAGAAGCTTCGCTTATCATCATCAATTTTCGCTATATCATTTATATATATATTGGTATTTTCTTTTTTGGTATTTTCTCTTTGGTTATTTATAATGTACTGACTTTCCGAATTCGGGATTTCCACATTCGGATTTTCAGGAAGTGGTTTTTCGGAACTCTCCGAACCTTCGGGAACCGTATCCTGATTTTCAGGAAGTGGCTCTCCAAACTCCACACGAAGTTGATATCCAAGTGAATATTGTTCTTGAATTGTTTCTTCTAATATTTCAGCTACGTCTTCCTTTACTTGTCCATAAATATAGATTTGTTCTTTGTGCTTTCCCTTGTCCAATACTTTCACACGAGCAACGTATTTATTATGTATTAATTCTGTCAGTGCATTGTAGTGTGCGTCACGTCCATTTTTAGAACGATTGATAATATCGGGCATAGTAATCTTCCATGCACCTTCTCGGTGCGAACAGAACTGAATTAAAAGGTATTTAGCCATTCCTGTTAGTTTACAATCATCTAGTAAAGCATTCTCTACTACACTATGTCCTCGTTTCCGAGCGTGTTTAAAAATATCGTTAGTCATAACAAAAAATCCTCCATTTTCCTCCCCGGCTTAAAATTGGGTATAGGAAAGTAGAGGATTTGTATTTACGTTTTTTTGAAGTTATGATACTATCTTTATAGACAGTATTAACTTAATGACGTAACGTACAAAACCTCTGCTTTGGAAGTTTTTAAATGGTGTCATGGCGACCAACCTTCAACCATCTAAAAACTAATGCCGGGGTTTTTTTATTTTATGTAAAAACATTCGTTTTAAAATCTAGTTATCTACCCTCAATCTTAACAGAAGATTGACGAAAAAAGAAGACAAAAAGAGAAGACACTCGATTCGAGTGTCTTTTTTCATTGAATCTTTTCTATGATGGTTGATGCGATTACAGGCATGCCGGAAGTTATATCCTTTTCCATATAAACCCCGTATATACGAACTTTATCTCCAGCTTTGAAGTGTTCTCTCTTCGTATTTTCCGTGTCGCCATTCATTACTTTAAATATACCAATACCTGTCTCTTCTTGTGTTTTCAGCATGAAATAGTCAGATGTTTGAAGTTCTTTTTCACCAGTATTTGATTGAATACTATTAATTTCACCTTCTAAGAATAGTTTCTTGTCTTTAGGTGGGTTATCGCTATTTAACTCTACAAAGTCACCTTTAACCGCTTCTTTTTTCATAGTATCATTCAACTCTTTTTGAACCGGTTTATTTTCTTTTGTTTTTTCTTCTTGTTTAGGTGCATTCGATTCTGTAGCTGTTTTCTCTTGCGATCCGCATGCAGTTAATGAAAATGCAATTGTTCCACAAGTTATAAGAGTAGTTATTTTCTTGAACATTTCGTTCCTCCGAGTATGTAAGTTTGTAAGATTTATAGAAAGCATAACAAAAACAGTTACAACTATTTTGTCACATTTTGTCGAATGAAAATAAAAAAAGAGAGCCTAAGCTCCCGTTGGATAAATTGGTAAAATTATGTAAAATTTTACCTCTAGATATTGGAAAACATTTCTTTTATGATGAAACCAACAGAAGTACAGCTTGGCATTTCCATCATAGAATATTCTTGTTGTTTTGCAGCATTTCCACGTACAACGAAACCTGCTTAGCAAAACGTCCTTTCTGACGCCCATCAAGCTCCTCATAAGCTTTTTTGACGTCACTTTGTAGTAATGCTAGTAATGCATCATCTTGCTCGTTCTCGAAGTTTAGGAGTGTGTCTGTAGAAATACGGAAAATCGACGCTAAAGTTTTGATGCTCTCAACATCTGGCTGGTGTCGATCTGTCTCCCAATGTTTCATTTGACCGTGACTAAAACCGTATTTATCAGCAAACTCCTCTTGTGTTAAACCTGACTTTTTTCTAAAATATTTAATAGTTTGGCCTAATGTTCTCATAATTCGAGTATAGTTATCTGACCATCTATATACCATAAAAGTTAGATATACTAACAAAATGGATAAAAAAGTTAGGGGTGTACGAAAAATAATATTTATATAGAACAAATGTTTGTTTAGTGGTAAAATATGTACATGAAGTCTTCATACGTCTCATGCATTATTGCATATTTTAATTTTATGTCAATTGAGAAACCTTGTTGTACAGGGGTTTCTCAACTTTCTCAACAATTGTCAGGTAACTCCATGACCGAATTTTGGGAAAAATGTGTTATTATGAAAACATTAAAATAAACGGACGTAAAAAAGACTCACAGCGTGTATAAGTAGTGTTGGACGCACTCTTATACCGCTTTCCCTAATAGCGCTAGGGAAAACACTTACTGCAAGTCTTACATAAATTATAACACATCTTTTGAATGTAGTGACGCGTTTTCCTTTAAAAGTTAAAAACTGGGTATAACGTGTCTTTTGTTCCGGCAAGGAGGAGCAAAACAGTGCAGAAATTATTAATAAAAATGAAGGATGATTTATTCGCAGCTGGTATCACTAATAAAGAATTAGCAGTACGACTTGGAATCAATGAAAAGAAGGTTTCTTATTATCTCAATGGCAATACACAATTTAGTTTTCAATGCTTTTCAGACACATTGATACATTTGTACAAACATAATCCAGAATTACGAAGAGCTTGTTTATTTGAGTATTGCGAGAAGATAAAAGGTAATAAAAATTTAAAAATAGGTATGGAGTTTGTCCATGCTAGAGGTGAATTCGGATTACTAGAAACGTTAATAAAAAAAGCTGAGTTATCGAAAGATGATGTTACAAAAGAATGGGCTGAAGTTTATCGTATTCTATATAGAAGAAGCAAAGAGAATCTTGTAGGTGAATTGTTGTTAACAGAGGTTGAAAAAAAGAGAAAAACTATAAAAAGCACTGAAATGAGTTTACTTTTAGATATCATATATTGCTATGGTTTATATGATCTAAGTGATTATCGATTTTTGTATAGATACGCACGTGATGTTAAGGAGAAAATCGAAAAAGAAATTCCTCAAAAGGAAAAATTTTTAAAACAAAGTTTTACTATAAAAATTAACGAGAGTATACATGCTGCAAGTCTTTCGCTTTGCAAGATAAAAGAGGTAAGAGAGTACACACCTTATTTAATGAAATACCTTGGAGAACTTGGTAAATACCCTATTCCACAAGCGAGTGCATTGAATGTCCTTGGAGAGTCTTATATTTTTGAAGACTACAACAAAGCTAAAGCTTACCTAGAGCAAGCATTATATATTCTTGGTGATACCTTCAATGACACGATGAAAAATAAAAAGAGATGCATTATGAATACACTTAATTTCCTGAAATTATATCATGGAAAAGATTTAGATGATTTGCATCTTACTGATCCTGCAGAAATAGCTTATCTAGAAATAAAAAAAGGTAATAAGGAAAAGGCTATTGAGATTTTAAATGAATTAGAGAAACAGAATGGTAAGCTATCCGCTTTCCAACTATGCTATATGGGAATCGCAAAAGGGGATAAAAAACTGATAGAAAAATCATTAAAGAAGTTCGAAGAAAACGGGAACTTATTTTATGCTCAACTACCTAAATTATACTTGGGCATCCTTTGAAAAAATGGTATAATTGTCTTATAGGTAGGTGAGAGCATATTGAAAAAGATTCTATCGACTTTATCAGTGTTAGCAGTTCTTGGAGTGTTTTTATTAAATACATCGGATGTTACAAAAGAACAACCAAAGCAAGCAGCTATTACTGAGACAACTCAATTTAAAATGATGGTTGATCCAGGCGGCGGAGGAGCTGGCTGATTATTATAATATATATCTAAATGGCATTACCTCAATGAGAGGTAATGCCATTTGTGCTTTTCGGGAAAATCCTATTTTTGAGGAAAAAATGCAAAAAGGTAATCATTGTGAATCGTTCACAAACTACATAGATAAAAACTGGGGGGTTTTAGGGATGAAAAAAGAGAGCTTAGAAAACATGGTAGCAACAGAGGTAGCAGAATTCGAATCACAATTATTAGAGGTTGTGAAAGCGGCTCATGAAGGCGATGAAAATTCACTTGAAATCATATTAAAAATGAAAAAGGCGATCGGTAGCTTCTGAAGCTATCAATCGCCTGTTATCTTCATTAAATCTTTAAATAATTTCATGATTTCCTTTTGCTTTTCTGGGTCTTTTTCTCTAAATTGAGTTATTAGTTCTTCAAATTCATCTTGAGCACTTGTCATAGGGTTCTTTTCATCAGATTCCCCTAGCACATAAGCTACAGATACGTTTGCAAGTTTAGCTATATCTAAAGAAGTTTTTCTTGATGGGCATTTATCCATTTCTTCGTTTTCCCACATAGAAACTGCTGATTTACTTTTTAGTCCAAGTGCATTAATGAATTCAGATTGACTCATTTTTAGTATTTCAGTCCTGATTTCTTTAACCCTCTTACTAATTAATTGGTAATTCATTTGTTTTCTCCCCTTCATAACGTTCACATATACCATTATCTTTTGCGTTTGTACATTAAATATATACCTAATATATATTTAAAATGTAACAGAAAAGTTCACTCAAAGACAACCTTTTTAAGTTTTTTAAAGAAAATTTAATTTAAGGGTTCACAAATAGTGAACATCATGTTATTATCAAATTAACGAAACGAACAAAGGTGATAAACATGAAATTAAACATAGAAAAAGCCAAAGCGTTACGCAAGAATCGTGGTTATAGTCAGGCTTATGTGGGTGGTTATCTTGGGTACTCAACAAAATCCGCTTATTCACAACTTGAGTCTGGCAAGAGACAACCGAGTATATACAGATTAGGTTTACTGTCTAAATTGTATGATGTTACAGTTGACGAATTAGTAGAAGGTTAACGAAAAGTTAACTATTATTTTTACCTAAACGTTCACGAAACGTGAACTATAAGAGGAGGAAAGAAAATGAATCAATTACAGGTTTTCAATAATGAAGAGTTCGGTCAGGTTCGAACGGTGGTACAAGGTGAAGATGTATGGTTTGTAGCGAAAGATGTCTGTGATGTTTTAGGAATTAACAAACAAAGAGATGCTTACTCTCGTCTTGATGAAGACGAAAGGGGGTCGGTATTAGTGGACACCCTCGGAGGGCAACAAAATATGAATGCAATTAATGAATCGGGTCTTTACTCGCTAATACTTAGAAGTCGCAAACCACAAGCGAAAGCATTCAAAAAGTGGGTAACAAGTGAAGTACTTCCTTCTATTAGAAAACACGGAGTGTACATGACAGATCAAGCACTCGAACAAGCAGTAACAAATCCGGATTTCATGATTGGCCTTCTAACTAACTTAAAAGAAGAAAAGGCAAAGCGAGTTGAAGCGGAAAGAACGCTCTTACAACAACAACCGCTTGTGACATTCGCAGAAGCGGTCCAAGTATCAACGAATCTAATAACTGTCAAACAGTTAGCAAACTTAATGAGACAAAAAGGAATTGATACAGGACAAAACAGACTCTTCGAATGGTTTAGAGAAAATGGATATCTTTGCAAGAAAAGAGGTAGCCTGTACAACACACCGACACAGTATTCAATGGATTTAGAGCTATTTGAATCACAAGAATACGTTAGAACAAATAGTCTAGGTGAATTTGTAACATCATTCACTACAAAAGTTACTGGGAAAGGTCAGCTTTACTTCATTAATAAGTTTCTTGGAAAGGAAGCGATGTAAATGATGGAAGAAAGCACATTATCACTGTTAATCGTATCGGCGGTAATTTGTTTAGGGGCATACCTAGTACACCGAATAGATGTCTGGGACAAGAAAACGGGATGGTCAAGAGATGACAAATAAACGGCAACGTGATGAATACGAACAAAAGAAACTCGCATGGATCATAAAGGATTTAAGAGCTAGAGGGATACATAACAGCGCAAATAAGGTTGAGGAAATGCATAAGGAGTTTATAACTCTAGCTAAATAACTTATAAAGGGGAAATGAAAGATGAAGTTTTGGGCTGCGGCATATCAATTTGATGAAGATGTGTTTTGGGATTTTTCTAAAAACGAGGACACATTTGATATAACAGAGAGTTGTTTCTTGCCAACAAAAGAAATGGCAGAGCAGTTTATCGAGGAAGAGTTATCAATTCAATATGTTCCAGTAGAGATTGAATTGGAGACGTTGCAGCAAAATGGAATTTGGTCTTATTCAAGAGGAAGAGTCGATAATTGGGACGAGGATTTCGAATAATGTAACCCTTTAAAAATAGGACAAGCCTTCGCTTGTCGGAATGTTCAGGAATCTAATGTTAGTCCCCACCTAAATGAAAGGTTCCTGGATGTTCCGATGCGCGAAGCATCAAGAAAGGGGAATGAAAATGAGTAACTTTTATAATCCGAATCCGGTAGAACAAGGGTATTACTACCATGTTGCAATACAAGAACAAGCGCAACTTACGTATGAACAATATTTAATCGAAAAAAATCGAGGAAAAGAAATTTGTACTAGTGATCCTGATGATGATACGGATTACCAAAAAATCAATTGGTATAACGATACAAAAACATCTTTTGCTAACAAAGAGTGGGACGATTTAGTAAAAGAAATCCGTAATACATTCAAACGATATGGGAATGTCATGTTACAGCAAAAAGAAAACGGAACCTACTATGTCTATTATTTCGGCAGAACGCTTTGGTTAAAAGAAAAAGTGTTGAAGCGAGCGAGTATATTCATTACTCATTCAGCGATTATCGAAATGAATCAAGAAAAGTTTATGAATGATTTAACTCGGATTGGTAGATGGGAAAAGAATTGAGGAATCAAAACAAAATAAAACCATTCGACTACGCCTAATCGAATGGTTCGTGAAACGACTTAATTATTATGTACCTCTATTATAACACGGTCGTTTCTTCTAAGTAAATAACTACTGAGTGGAGGAATGTGGAAATGATTGAAAACGGAATGTTAATCGGAAACGCTCATGATTCATCAGCGAGAGACTTCATTGAACTATGTTGCGGTTGTGAAGGAGAGATCTACTACGGAGAAAGTTGTTTAGACTTCGGTGGAGATTACTTACACGCAGATACAAATTGCATTACTCAATATGTAAAGTCTCATTCTACAGAGAAAGTAGCAGGTGAATAAGATGGGCCTACAAAACAAAATTGAAGCTGAAATTCAGATAATGATGAGTTTAGTTGAACGATACAAGCAAAGTAAAGAACCTAACGCTGCATCGATGGTTGTGGCTTATGAATACGGATTACAAGCACTTATGGAAGTTTATGATGTTAGTCAACAAGAAGAGGTGATTCCGTTTTGAAGCGCGCAATAGATGAGCTGAAGAAATCACTAAAAGTAGAAAAAAAGAAATTAAGTGATTACGAGTTTAAGTTACGAAATTTGAAAGAACATGAGATTTTACTTCGCGAATCAATTGTTGATGTGAAAATAACGATCTCTGATATAGAAGAAACAGTTTCAACATTAGAAATAATGACGGAAGGAGCTGATATCAGTGAATAAAAGCGAAACAATCACAGAATTAGCCAAGGCATTAGTGAAATTCAATTCAGAAGTTAACAAAATAGCAAAGGATGCAGACAATCCTTTCTTTAAAAACAATTACGCAACGTTAGACACTATTATAGATGAAATTAGACCAATCCTTTCTAAACATGGATTAAGCATTATGCAAATACCAAGCGGAGACGGTCAAAACGTAACGTTAAAAACACTTCTCTTACATGAGAGTGGTGAATGGCTTGAGTCAGACGAACTGACAATGAAGCCAGTTAAAAACGATCCGCAAGCAGTAGGAAGTTGCATAACATACGCAAGACGGTATTCACTAGCAGCATTCCTTAGCTTAAATACAGGCGAAGATGATGATGGTAACGGTGCTTCTGGAAAGGACGGCGACGGCAAGCCTAAAGGCAAAGGTAACAGTGGACAAGCGCCAAACAAACCGCAAGGAAGCAACGGGAATGGTAAAGCATCCGAGAAACAAATGAAGATGATACATGCAAAAATAGCGCATATTTCAGCTATATCCAAAACTGATAAACATACCATTGAGGATACATTGAAAGGAAATATCGGAACTGACAACCTAAACGAGATTAGCTCACAGATTGCATCGAAAGCAATTGAAGTACTAATAGGATGGGAAAAGCAGTATAGCCAAGCAGGTTAAGGAGTGAAAACCTATGTTAGATAAAAATCAATCGAAAGTCGTCCTTCCTTCATGGGTATGGAAGGGCGCACGAAATGAAAAAGAAGCAAAGGCAAAAGCGATTGAGTACATTACTCCCGATCGCTATCCAGGATATAAAATAATCAAAATTCAAGGTGATATAGCGGTATGCGAAAGGGACGTGATGTGATGTTTAAAGTACCTGTAAGACGTGGAACGATGAAAGAAATGTTAAAAGCAGTTCGTGATTTAGAAGCTAGAGGTTATGACTACGTAACGCAAATCAAGCCAGTATATAAAAGCGGTAAGTTTTACGAACAAAGCGGTAGAAGTTTTCAAGGAAAACATGAATTTAGAACAATCGGCTACGTGGACAATGTTAGTTACGAATGTTGGATGAAGAAGGTGAACTAAATGAATTTTATTGATAAACGAAAAGGATTTTTCATGATAGATAACGATGCAATAGACAATTGCGATTTGGATGTTTACGAGTTTAAAGCTTACGCAGTAATCGTAAGGCATGCGAATCGAGATACACAATCAGCGTTCCCTTCTTTAACAACTTTAGCTGAGAAAGTCGGATGCGGAAGAAAGAAAATAGTCCAATGTATCAAGTCATTAGAAGAAAAAGGTTATATCCAAAAGGTCAACAGGAAAGATGATTTCGGAAATAACTTATCCAATATCTACTATGTCCTCCCTACACCTAGTGTCTCACAGAAACTAGTAGTGTCTGAGGGAAACCAGGGTAGTGTCCCGGAGGAACTAGGGGTAGTGTCTGAGGGAAACACTAACAATACTAATCTTAACAATACTAATTTAACAATAAGTAGTAGTAAGAAGAACCCCTTCTCATTCTATGAAAGTAACATTGGAGTTTTAAATCCATTCATGGCAGATGGCATAGATCAGTGGATTAAAGATACAAGCGAAGAACTTGTTATAGCAGCAATGGAACGTGCATTAAAGCAACAGAAGAAATGGAATTACGCTGAAGGCATTTTAAAACAGTGGGCTAACAAAAACATTAAGACTTTAGATGATGTGGAAGCTTTAGAAGCTGAATACCAACGAAATAAAGGAGCGAAGAATAATGCAGAGAGCGGCGGCAGCAATACCAACAGATATAGCCAAAAAGGTGAATATGACTATGGATTCTGATGTGTGCGATACACATGGAATGAATAAGATGAAGTTCGGCGGACAAGTTGTTTGCCCTCGATGCTTCCTTGAAAACGAAAGTAAGGAGCTCCAGCAACAAGAACAAGCGAAATACGATGCGGATAAAGCGAACGAGAAGAAGTTCATGTTCCATCAACAAAGTTTGATCGCTGATAGCAACATTAAGAAAGCTAACTTTGAAAACTACCAACCTACTAGCGAGGAAGGAGCGAAGAACCTTGACCTTGCAAAGGTCATCGCAACGGATTATCTCAATGAGAAGGTGTTTAACACGATTATGGCCGGGAATTGCGGAGCAGGGAAAACGCATCTCGCTTACGCCATCGCAGATCAGCTTGCAGGAGCAGGGAAGTCGGTTGTCTTCGTTACAGTCGGCGAATTGCTACGAAAGATTAAAAGTACGTTCAGTAAGGATTCAACCTTAACGGAGGATTCCATTATACGAAGCTTAGTAAGAGCAGAAATATTAATAGTCGATGATTTGGGAGCGGAGTTAGGCGCATTAGATGCCAATACAAAAGCGACAAACTTCATTAATAGAGTGCTATTCGATGTTTTTGATGGCAGGCAAGGTAAATCTACTATCTTCACAACAAACCTCACAGGGAAGCGTTTAGACGATGCATACGATGAGCGGATTGTATCAAGAATTCTCAACAATTTCAGAGCGATTACTTTCAAAGATACAAAGGATTATAGAAGAAAGGCATTGCCATTTTAATTATCAAATTTGATTTTAAAAAACGGAGGGGTCGAAATGGAAATCAAGGTAAATGAGCAAGCTCAAAAGTTTCATTTAGCAACAAATATGGGGAATTGGCAGCAGGCGGTAGGTCATGAAATACAAGTAGGGAAGTACAGATTTTGCGCAATCCCTATTGGGTATCACATAAATGTATCTGAAGTAACGACGGGGGTCAGAGCGATAAATATCGGTATCACACAAGAAGTTTGGGATGAGACAAGTACAAAAGAAGATACAATGAAGTTTTTGTATAAAGTCGGAAAAAGAATGGAAGAAATCATAAATAAAGTTGGCAGCTCTTACTTGGATAAGTTAATTGAAGATTCTAAGAAAAGAAACTTAGAAAAAATCGGAGAAATGCCGCCAATTGAAGATGTCGATACAGATTGGATGACGGATGAGATCAGTGATGTAACACATTAAGTTTTTATAAAAAGTTCATTTGAAAACAAAAGGGGGAAATAAGATGTGTGCATGTAACGGAACGGGAGTAATTCAGAACGACATTGGAACGGGTATGTATCAATTTGGACCATGTATTTGCGAAGCGGCGAACGAAACACCTGAGGAAGTGGATAGAAAGCGTCAAGTTGTTATGGAGAGATTAAGAAAAATTCATCGATTACAAATGGAGGGGAAATGGGATGGGGAAATTCGAGACAGCCGAACAGCTTGAAAATTACACAATAGCACAACAAACGAAAAAGTATATGACAAAGAAACGACGCAATTTGTATATACCTCTTGAAAAGTATGATCTTTTATTCGATGAAAGCGAAGTGACTCGTGTAAAAGAATTATGGCGAGACAACAAAACGTTAGCGGAGATTGCCGAAAGTTTGGGAAGACACGAATTAGAAATAGCGGTTCTTATTATGGACCAGGGCGATAAGAAAAGAATCAATAAGCGCTCAATGGGGTTAGGAGCATGAAACAACTAACACTAGATGATGTTGTAGGAAGTTTTGATTACTCAACAAAGAGCACGGCGGATAGATTTTTGCAAAGTGCCACAAGCGTCATAACGTATTCGGTTGAGTTTTACGATAAGGATGACAAATGGAAACTTAGATGGTTTGAAGCGAAGTCAGAGAGCGAAGCCGTGGGAATGGCTAAAGATAAATATGGACGGATTCAAATTATTAATACTTATATATCGGACAAAACATTAGCTGAAATTATGGAGCTCGATTAGGAGGGAGAAGGAATGGCTTTAGATCGTTGGTTAACTGATGAAGAACGAGCAAGAGCAGCAGCTAACGGAATATGCGAAAAAACATTATACTATCGCCTCTACAGATCGGATAAATGGGAACTAGAAGAAGCTTTAACAGCTCCACCTGGAACGGTTAGACATAATTATGAAGGGAAAAATCATAAATGGCTTCAATTGGCCAGGAAGAACGGCATAAGTACAGACACTTTCCATAGCAGGATAAAAAGCGGTTGGGGACATTATAAAGCTGCTACAAAACCAACAAGGGAAAAGAAGGTGACAGGGAAATGAAGTACAAAGCGGTGCCAACGGATAAAGATTACGAGATTGCAGCGCGTAATGGAATATCAAAAGCTAACGTGAATCAAAGGGTATACGGCTACCAATGGAGCATAGAACGCGCTATAACGGATCCACTCCAAAACAAAAAAGGAAAAGAGAATAATAGGACTTTGGTATTCCTCGCTGAACAGAACGGAATTAGCGCTTCCACTTATTACAGAAGGATTAGGGGCGGAATGTCAGAAATCGAAGCAGCGACGAAGTTGAAAAAACATGAAGTGTTTCTAAAGATAGCATTAGAAAACGGCATTAGTGAAAATCTCTACCGCAAAAGGGTAGAAAGAGGAATGACTCAATATGCAGCGGCAACAAAGCCGAAGGACAAGCGTGGGAGCACGAAAAAGAAACAAATCAGCTAGGAGGAAACATGAACAAGCAAGACAAGTTAATAGAACGATTGATTCAGATGAACATATTCAAGATAGCCGACGGGCGCGACTTATTTGAAGGGAGTTGCGAGGAATTGGCGTGGCTTTTGGAAAGGGATGGGGAGAATGAAGATTAGAGCATGGGACAACGTGAAAGATAGAATGTATTACGCAGGTGAAGAGGATGATGTAGTTTTCCATTTTGAATCTAATGGAATTGTTGCAACGGATATAACAGAAGATGAAGAGGAATTCAGAACACTGCGCCATCTTAAATACATGCAGTACACAGGTTTAAAAGATTCAAATGGAAACGAAATTTACGATGGGGACATTGTGAAAATTAGTGGGCATCCATTCCAAGGGTCAATTGATATAGATGGGAATTACGTTGTTGGATATAACGAGTTAATGGAACTGAGTTGCGGTGGTTGGTACCTTCACAGAATGAGACATTGGGCTGAAGTGATTGGAAATAAGTTTGAGAATCCAGAGTTACTACAAGGGGGTAACAAGTGATGAGAAAAGCGATTGAAGAGTATATCGAACAGTTACAACAATCGGCAGTGGAGAACAGAAAGAAAGCTGATACAGCTTATGATAACGAGGATTTGGGGTTATCCGGTTTTTATAAAGGGCAATGGATTGCGAATGAGGGAACGGCAATTGCTTTAACAACTATCTTATCTAAATACAAGGAGGAAGGAAAATGAAATATACAGAGCATGGAACTTACGAGATCACTAAATTATTAGCAGAAGCGAAGGAGACTGAAGAGAATGGCAACTAAGATCATTATATACACAGGAAACGCATGCGGGAAATGCAAAGCTGCAAAGGAGCGTCTTGCAGACCTACCGCCGGATATAAAAGAAAATGTGGAATTGATTGAAAGAAATGTAGATGAAAATGAGCATGATTATAAATTTTTAACGGAACAATTAAAATCGAATTCGCTTCCTACATTTCTTATTAACCCGGAAGAAGGTTCGACGGATTATAAACCGTTAATTGGTTTTGATGAAAACATCGGTAAAATCATGGAAGCATTAGGACTGTAGGAGGGATTTCATGAAGAATGAAACAATCGTACAAGTTAAAAGCGAAATTATAACTAATCAAGATGAAATAAACAAATATAAATACCATCTTATGATGGCTAAAATCGAAGTTGAGAAAACTGAAAATAAAATTAAAAAACTAGAAGAACGTAGAGATACATTGTTAAATTTCCTATAAGGAGTGGAACGGAATGTTAAACATACAAAAGATTTTTGAAGCGCAGGACAAGCTAGATCGCAAGGTTGTTGAGGTTCATGGATTGGAAGGACAAAACCTAACTGGTGACGTGACACAAGCGTTATATACGGAGTTAGGTGAGCTAAGTAATGAGATTGGGTTCTTCAAGTATTGGAAGAAAAACAAAAAGGATGACAAGGCACGCCAGTACGATGAATGGGCAGATTGCATGCACTTTATGGCGAGTTTGGGTAATAAGTACGGGCATAGTGAATTTGTTCTATCAGACAGGGGAATAGAAGCATTAGAAATATCTATGCAAACGTTAGAACTTGATGTAATAAGATACCATCAATTATTTGAAGAAATCTATACAGCAAATATGAATAGCAAAGTTGGATATACCTACGCTTTATGTGCGCTGTTAGCGATCGGGGCGAATGTAGGAATGACGTACGAAGATATGGAAAAGGCATATTTCGATAAGAACCAGGTTAACTATGATCGGTTGGCAAGCGGATATTAAAAACATTATTTAGTAGAAAGCGAGGTGGGGATATGAGTCTTACTTTTATAGATCTCTTCAGCGGCGTTGGAATGATGAGAATCGGATTAGAGCAAGCGGGCCATCGTTGCCTTGGATATTGCGAATGGGATAAAGCGGCAAGGAAAACATACGAAGCTATGCATGAAGTTAATGTAGAAAGCGAGTGGACGGAACATGATATCAGAAACGCAAAAGGAACTACTATTCCGAGGGCTGATATTTGGACAGCAGGGTTTCCTTGTACCGATATTTCCAAAAACGGAAAGCAAAAAGGACTTGCAGGAGAACGATCAGGACTATTTACAGAAGTTATCCGGCTCATCAAAGAAGTACCTGAACATAAGAAACCTGCCTACCTGCTCTTTGAAAACGTTGATAACACATTATCAGTCAATAAAGGATGGGACTTTGCCCGTATTCTCGCTGAAATGGATGGAGTCGGGTATGATGCGGAATGGAATGTTATCACCTCAACAGAGGTTGGAATCCCTCAAAGAAGGAAAAGAATATTCATTGCAGGATATCTTAGAGGAGCAGGTGTCAGACGAATATTTAGTTGATACAGAAAAGAACAGCTGCATTTTAGAAGTAACAAAAGATTATGTGAAAGTAAGACAGGCTACTAAACAAGGATATGATATCGGTGTTGTCGGTGACGCTATTAATATAGCAGTACCAACATCCAAGACGCGAAGAGGTCGCATAGGGCACGGCGTAGCGCAAACATTACTTAGATCCAGGGAACAATGTACTTTACGTGATGGGAAGTTATACTGGTTCACTGAAAGAGAATCGTGGCGATTACAAGGCATACCGGATGAATACTTTGAACGAGCAAAAGAAGTAACGTCACCTAATCAGTTATATGCACAGGCTGGTAACGGATTAACAGTTAATATAGCGAAATTTATCGGCTCGAGAATGGGTTATTTAGAAGATTAATATAAAAATTTCATTTTGTAGAAAAGGGGAATGGATATGGATATAAGAACGCAATTATCAAACAAAATTTGGCACATTGAAGTGAATAGAGATGCATTAGGTGATAAAAGAACACTAAATGATGTATTAGTTAGTTTGAAACGGATGGAATATGACGAGGAACTTAAAAGAGCAGCTAGCAAAAGCTAACTGCTCGGGTTAAGAAATGGGTTGTCTACAGTATTGACGGAATATTGAGTTTTATTAAGGGGGAGAGGGAAATGAATAAAAATAATGAAACAAAAGAGCAACAAATTCAAGGATGGTATGAGTGGCTAAAAAGAAGATACGAATACAGTGATGGAAGAACATCAAAATTGATATTGAAAACTTATCTAGAGAATATGGAACGAATATTGAAAATGAAGTAGGGGGTAGAGGGAAATGGTTCAAATTTGTCCGATGTGCAATAAGGAAACGGTTGATCCAAATAATGAAGAAATTGACGTGGATTTCTGTAATGAATGTGAAACGAAAATAATATTTGATGGTACAGGGGATGAAGCGTGAAACAGTTTATTTCTTAACAAAATAATCCTTTGAATAGAAAGTGAGGTTAGGAGAATGAGCGAATATAAGGCAAATGAGACAGTAACGATTTCTTTGGAAAGGTATCACGATTTAATAGATCAGACGGAACTTTTAGAAAGTAAATCAATCGATAACTTCATTAGTTATGAACAATCAAAAGGAAAAGTAAATGTAACTGTAAATACGGCGGAGTTGGATAGTTATTTGAAACAAAGATATCAGTACCCAATATTGTGTATCACAAAACATGATGTTGAAGTGAAATATAAAGGAGATGAACGCATTGGGTAAAAGTCAAAGAGATAAAGGCGCAAGAAGAGAAAGAGAGTTTGCTAAGTTGATAGGAGGTTCCCGTGTACCGCTTTCCGGAGCGATGGACGGGTACTCCAATGATGTAAAGGGATTAGGTCTAGAATGGGAAGTTAAAGCAAGAAAGAGCGGGTTTAAAACACTTTATGATTGGATTGAGGATGAAAGAGAACAGCCGGATGCAGTTGCGTTGAAAGTTGATAATAAACCTTGGTTGGTATGCATGACATTGGACAAGTTCTTGGAGATTGTAAATAAGAATAAGGGGTGAGTGTTATAAAAAGATACGAAGGTACACGAGAATATATGTTGTTCCGAAAAGAACCAGGGTTTGGAGATAATCAGTACGTTACGATATTCGATGTATTTAAGTATCAGGATTTAGTTGACCATTTTAATGATGGCTGGAGAATTCATGATGAGGATAAGAAGAAAGCAGCTATTAGTAAAAAGGTATCGGCTTAATGGATAGCGGAACCATGACTAACAGTGTGGTGGGGGCTGTATTGTAGTCATCGTTCCCTTATTCAACAATGAGATAATAAAATTTCACGTACCTTATGTGATGTTAAAAAGACAAATTCGAAATAGGGGGATTTCTTCATGGAGAGACAATTAACTTTATTACCGGCTATTGATGATAAGAAAGTACAAAAGGAAGTAGTAAGCGTATTAAAGGAATACAGAGCACTTAAGATGCGATTCAGTAATGATGTGGAGCAGGAAGGAATTAGTTTATTCCCTGAGTTACGTGATTCTAGAAACACAAGTAAATGGAAGGTGCAGCAGGTTGAGAAGGCACTTAATAACTTACTAGATGAAGATGAACGGAACATTGTTGAAATGAAGTTCCTTACAAATGAGAGAGTAAAAGATTCAGATGTTTATCATGATCTACTACTTAAGAAGACATATTTCTATGAGAAGAAGCAGAGTGCGGTTAAATTGATTGCTACAGCACTAGGAATTATCTAAAAACAGCGAACAAAACGCGAACTTTTTGGGGGACTAAATAAAATGCTAAAAATTATAAATTATATGTACAAGCCCTTTGACAATCGCATATCGAAGAGGATTAACACTCCTATTAGTGAATGTTCTGATGCGAGAATGTCACGGTAACGTATACCGCATAGTAGGGCGGGCAAGGCGGTAAGAACCCGCATTAAGACGAGAAGACCAATGAATGTATAACAATGACATATTCCAGTGTGGCGGGTGTGAGATAACTCGCATTCGTCATGCTGTTTTACTTCTCATTGAGTGTATAAGCGTTCCGCCTTTCGTTTGTAGACTCATAGGTAGTAAAATCACATTTGTCATGTGTATTCTTGATTTCTAAGTTAAAACTAGATCGTTTTGCCAATGGAGATGTTGGTCTGTTCGATTGAATGGACCACGTTCCCGGTTAGAAGAAATAACTTAATTTATTAGTAATTACTCACAATATTTACTAATGTAACGTAAGCTAGGTTCTTCTTAAACAATAAAACGAGCAGAGAGCTTCCGCTCTTTGTTTGAACTAACGTAGTGGAGTCTCCTCTCCATCCCCTTGAAAATACGTTAGTTCAAACAAGGCGTCGGAATTAACACATACGTCTTGGATATAATCACATTGTGTAAAGACTATAGGTCAGCGAAGGCTATGCGACGGCTGAAGTATTGACCGACTCCACGGAGTATAAACGAGAAGATTCTTTGTCTTCTCCAAGCCACCGAACGTAAAGCGCGTAGCTAATAAGAGCTAAAAAATTACATGATGCGGTGGCTTGGAGAAGGTTGAGAGTACCTCATCTCAATCTGGAATGAAGAGATACTTATTGCCATTTGTTTTCTCTCTTTTCTCCCATCCCCTTGAAAGCTGTCACTTCGGTGATGGCTTTTTTGTTCTTTGTAAACTGGTGATTATCCAATATACATGATAGTTCTCAGTTTAGAGAGAATAAAATTCTTTGTTATATAGAAATTACACATTAAACGTAGATTTGAACAAAATGGACATTTGGTTAGGAGGATGAATGATGGCTGAGTATAGGAAGAAACCAGTTGTAATAGAAGCATTTAAGTTTTATGTAGACTCTATACCAGATTGGTTTATGGATAAAGTATCTTCTAACGATATTATTCTTCATAATTGTAATTACAAAAGATACGGAATTGATGAAGCTTATTGCGAAATCAAAACACTAGAAGGTGTAATGATTGGTAAAGGTGGAGATTACATCATTAAAGGTGTTAATGGGGAGATTTATCCATGTAAAGCAGACATATTTGAAAAAACTTATGAGCCTGCAGATGAGATTGCAAAGATGGTAGATAAGGAAATGGCTCAGTTGGCAAGAGTAAGAGCATATCGAAATGATTAAACCAATAGCAATTATAGCAGGCGCTGCCGTGATCTGGGTGGCGTCTTGTTTGTTGTTAAGGAAAGATAGGGGGTGAGGGGTAATGCGCTTATTAACCAGAAAGCAATTAAAAAAGATGTTAAGAGAAGCCAGTGAGAACGGGTATAAGCGCGGGTATGAAATAGGACATAGAAAAGGGATGACGCAAGATAAGAAAGGCGTTGTAATGTCATCGTCGGGAGTGTATGTGTTTAACGGCTCCGTGGAAGTTAGTTGTGGGAGTAATAAGGGGTGATGGGATGGGTAAGGAAATGAAAATTAAATGTGGGACTTTTAGAATGGATAGCAAAGGGATCACTCATATCGCAGGTGGAGAAGTGGTACCATTGGTTCGTTACACTGAAGAAGGAGATGTTCATTTTCCAATATTCGCGACTCGTATTATGGGGATAGGAAAGAAAAGTGAAGACGGAAAACGTGCTATTGTGGCGGAATATATAAGTCCACTCGCGGAAGTGTATGGGATTATTGATGCTACACCAGTTATAGATGAACGATTCACAACTCAAGAAAGTTTATTAGAACATATTAAATCCGTATTGAAAGAATTAAATTCTGACAAAACAAACGAACGCAAGGGGTGAGGTGATGTCTGTAATAGATTGTTTCTTCATCGGATTATTTGTTGGATGTCTCTATGGATTAGTATTGCGTTTTTTAATTGAAAAGCTTATTGATTGGGTATTTGATAAGATTATCGATTGGAGCATGAATCCTAACAAAACAAACGAACACAACGAACGAAAATAGAGGAGGGTAATAGTGAATATTTACAAAATCGTTTTATCAGTAGTGGTTATTGCTTTGTTTGGCATATATACACCGATATGGGCATTCATTCTCGCTATCGTTGGTGTTGGTATATTTAATGCATTTTCATTAGAAACACAAGGTTCTTATGATTTCTTTACACCAATGTTAGCGGTAGGAATTATTCTTATTTCTGTTATGGCAGGAGTAGGGATTCTAATTGGTCACTACTTCTTTTAAAAACGAACAAAAATAGAGATAGTTAACAAAGTGAAGTTTATGCAGGAAATAACGAGTGTTTTATGGTATAAATAGCGTAAAATCAACGATGCATAAAAGAATTTATAATGATAATTTTCAAAAGTGCTACAAACGTTGATATGGCGGCATATTTCCCGAAAACCTTGTTTACATAAGATAAGTTATGGGTAGTCATTTTGAATATCTATAAATTTCCCTGCATAAATTAGTTTTCGTTATGGATTTTTTAAAATAAGATTCTTTTGAGGTGATTAAATGGAATTATTAGTCCTTGAAGATTTAAAAGATATGTCTGAAGAAGAGTTGCGGGATCATATCGTTGAAGATTATGAAGTTGAACGTGAAGAGTTAGATCAATACGATATTCTAATTGCTTATGAATCTGTCGGCTCTTGGGGATGTGATAGCGAGTCTTTCTTCCTATTAAAGAATAAAGATACTGGACAACTATTCGAAAACCATGCATCTCATTGTTCTTGTTATGGATTCGAACATCAATTTGAACCAGAAGAAACTACAGTTGAGTATTTACAATCAGAACACTTCGGTTTCTGTAATGGAGGATATGATGAAGATTCGGAAAGAAACAGAGATAAGATAATGAGATATATCGAACAATTACAGTAGCGAACCCGCTGCTTTTTTATTTTATAGAGGAATTACCATAAGGAGGAGTTAGACAAATTACTTCCTATTATATAGAAGGTGGTGGGTGATATGAAGTGAAACAAAAACACGAGTTAGCTCAAGAAGATTATATGCAAGGTATGAAGTATAAGGATATAGCTGAGAAACATGATGTTAGTGTCAATACAGTTAAGTCATGGAAGACCAGGTACAAATGGGACAGAAAAGGTGTGCATACAAACAATGAAAAAGTACGCACACAAAAGAAGACAGGCGCACCCATTAATAATAAGAATGCATTAGGTAACTCAGGTAACAAGAATCCTAAATGGGGTAATAAAAACGCTATTGGTCATGGGCCACCAAAAGGAAATGACAATGCTGTAACTCACGGATTCTTCCGTAAGCACTTTCCTGAGGATGTAGCTGATTTAGCTGCTGAGATCATGGAGAAGAACCCGATTGATATGTTATGGGAAAACATAACGATTCAGTATACGGCTATTATTAGGGCTCAGCGATTGATGTTTGTTGAAAGTAAAGATGAGATGATTAAAGAACTTAAAAAATCTAAATACGATATTCTTCCAGACAAGGAAAAAGGATTTATACAGGTTCCTACAGAGGAAGAGCACGAATTCCAATTTGCATGGGATCGTCATGCTACTTTCTTAAACGCTCAATCAAGAGCAATGAGCACGTTAGCTTCTCTTATTAGGGACTTTGATAAGTTAGCTAATATAGATGATGAAAGACGTACTAAGTTGAATCTGATGAATGCTCAGATAGATAAGTTAAAAGCTGATATAAATAAAGAAGATGGCGAAGTATTGAAAGTACAAATTATCGATGATGTACCATTGGATGATGACAATGAATAATGTGATCAGTACTAAAGAGCTTATCGGCGGTGGTTATAATCGCTTTTGGCATTGCAAAAACTTCTACAGAGTAATAAAGGGTTCGCGTGGTTCTAAGAAATCTAAAACAACAGCCTTAAACTTTGTAAAGCGACTAATGCAACACCCTTGGGCTAATATCCTTGTGGTTCGCCGTTTTTCGAATACATTAAAACAATCATGTTATACCGATTTAAAATGGGCCATTAACCGATTAGGTGTAAAGAAGTCATTTAAATTTAATGAATCTATGCCGGAGATAACATATAAACCTACTGGACAGAAGATATTGTTTCGCGGTCTTGATGATCCGTTAAAAATAACGTCTATCACTGTTGAAGTGGGTAATTTGTGTTGGGCATGGTTTGAGGAAGCTTATGAAATAGAAGACCAACATAAGTTTGAAACAGTTGTTGAATCTATTCGTGGTTCTTTTGATGCTCCTGACTTCTTTAAACAAATCACGGTTACTTTTAACCCTTGGAGTGAAAACCATTGGCTTAAATCTTATTTCTTTGATGAAGATACACAAGCTTATGATACGTTCGCCTTTACCACTACTTATAAATGTAATGAGTGGTTAGATGAACAGGATAGAGCGCGTTATGAGAGCTTGTATACTAAGAATCCGAGGCGTGCAAGAATCGTTTGTGATGGTGAATGGGGCGTTGCTGATGGTCTTGTATATGAAAACTTCCAGGTACGAGACTTTGATATTAATGAGATAAAACAAAGGAAAGATGTACAAAGTGCATTCGGACTCGACTTTGGTTATACGAACGACCCAACTGCGTTAGCTTGTTCTTTAGTCGATTTGAAGAATGAAACTATCTATGTATTTGATGAACACAGTCAAAAAGGCATGAGCAATAAGAAGATAGCCGCAATGATTGAGAAAAAAGGATATATAAAAGAACGTATCACAGCAGATTCAGCCGAGCCAAAAAGTATAGATGAACTTCAAACGCTTGGTGTTAGAAGAATTACTGGAGCGCGTAAAGGCAAAGACTCCATTAATAACGGCATTCAATTCATTCAAGGTTTTAAGATTGTGATACATCCTTCTTGTGTAGAGTTCATAAAAGAGATAAATAACTACATTTATGACACGGATAAGAAGACAGGTAAACGTCTTAATACTCCTATTGATGATTTTAACCATCTTATGGATGCATGGCGTTACTCATTAGAACGATTCCTAGTTAAATCAGGCGTTAAAGTACTTAATATTTAGGAGGTGAGGAATTGCGAAGTGAGTTGTATGCGAATAACAACGGAATTAAACTTACTACAATGCAAGAAAAAAAGCATCTGTATAAGATAAGAAAAAATGCATTCGATCCAAATGAGTTTATCAAAGATTTTATTGATATTCGAAACGAACGATTACGTAAATACAAACAATATACGACTGAAAAGAACGCTATTGATGATAGACCTAAACCGGAATCAGATTTAATTAAGGTTTGGAATAAAATTCACAATAGCTTTTTTAATTTAATCGTAGATCAGAAGGTTGGATATGTATTTGGTAATCCTATTTCTTATCAGATTGAAGAAGAAGTATCTGAGAACGAAAGAGAATGGGTAAAAGAATATCTATATAACCAAGATGTATTCCTCAAAGATATTGAAACAGGCACTCAGCAAGCTGCATGCGGCGTTTCTTATCGTTTATTAGATATACAAACAAGTGTAATAGAAACTGTTGCTAGTCTAAAGAATATTAATTCCTGGGACGCTTATGTATTAGGTCATAAGGAAGCTGCTATTGTCTTATCTGAGGATTATACAAAAAAGGGACATACACAGATACTTACACTATATACAAAAGATTTAATCCTTGAATACCATGCTGCAGCAAGTGAAATAAACGGAATGATTGGTTTCGATATTGCTGGCGGGATTAATAACTTACTTGGTATTGTTCCGGTATTTGAGTTTAGAAACAATCAAGAAATGCACAGTGATTTTGAAACTGTTGAAGATTTAAATGACGCTTACGATAGAATGATGTCATCTGGAGCTGATGAAGTTGAACAATTCCGCTTAGCTTATCTATTGGTTACTGGAACCGACTTAGAAGAAGATGAAGTTAAAAAGATTATGGCAGGACAAACAGGTATTTTTAACATTCGAGAACCAGATGGTAAAGCGGCGTTCTTAACTAAGATGATGCCAAAAGACTTCTTTGAATACTTTGTCGGGATGTTAGAAAAGAACATATTCCGCTTCTCTAAATCAGTTGATGTAAACGATGAAGCTTTCGCGGGTGGTAACGAATCTGGTGAAGCTCGTAAATGGAAACTGATTGCTCTCGAGTTTAAAGCAAACCTAACTGAATCATGGTTCGAAAAAGGATTACGTGACATGTTCGAAGGTATTGTTGCTTATATGCGCATCAAACAAGGTATGAATAGCATTGTAAGTTCAAATATATACGCTGACTTTACTCGTACACTACCTGTCGATTTAGGTTACTTAGCTGATACATTAACGAAATTAACAACTATCTTATCTGAACGTACTGTACTCGGTATGATTCCTGCTATTGATGATGTAGATGCAGAAATGGAACAGAAACAGAGAGAACGTGAAGAAAAGATGAATGAAATGAACAGTTTCGGTGATTTCGGGCAGGTGAACCCAAATGACGCAGAGCAAACAGGAGAAGTACTGGACCAAGAGAAAGCAACAAATAATAAAGGTAGCGGACAAACACGCTGATGATGGTTTATTACTGTATCAGGCATCCTTTCAAGAGAAGTTAGTTGAAATAGAATTACTTATCCAGGACTATTACGATAAATACGGTAAGAATAACGTAATTGAGTATTATAAGTTGATGCAGGAAATGAGTGTAAGCGAAAGAAAAGACTTATATTCCAACTATCAAGAACTTATTGCAAGGTATCCGCAGCTTAATAACTTTACAGAGATACGTTATAGCTTCTATAAGTTACAAAGATTAGATGGCCTTATGGTTAATGTCATGTACAAGCTCTATGAAATGGGAGCTATGGAAGAAGAAATACTAAAAGACAAGTTATCTCTTACTTACCAGGAAACATATTATCGTAACCTATATGACAATGCTATGTATTACGGAATGACTGGCACTTATCATGCTGTTAGTGAAGAAGTATTGCGAGCTACGTTATATAAGAAATGGGTAAAGAATCAAAACTTCTCTGACAGAGTATGGGGCAATACAAAGCAGTTAACTTTATATCTGCAAGATGAACTCCCTAAAATGCTTTCTACTGGCACAAGTTATAAGGAAGTAACAAAACAACTCCGTAATAACTTTGATGTTAAATGGCATGAGGCTGAACGTTTAGCAAGAACAGAGAGTGCATTTATTACTGAACATGCTACGCAAGATGCTTATAAACGTGATGGCATTAAACAGTACCGTGTTCTCTCTACATTAGACAGACGGACATCTAAGATATGCCAAAAGCAAGACGGAAAAGTATACGATCTCGATAAAGCGGTTGTTGGCAAGAACTATCCACCGTTTCATCCACATTGTAGAACAACTACAATTAGCGCTACTTCTAAGATTGAATACCGTGCTATGAATCTAAATAGAGGTTATGAGCGCGTAGAAAATATGAATTATAAACAATGGGAAGATAAGTACATTAAAGCAGCCTAATAAGGTTGTTTTTTATTTTGGAAAGGATGAGGAAAATGAAAAACACAATTACACAAGAAGATATTAATAGTATTTTAGAAAAAACACATTGGACAGTAGAAGAATTTCACGGCAAATGTACAGTAGTAGTCGCTAAATTGCCAAACGGATTCATCTTAACCGAATCAAGTGCATGCGTAGATCCTGCTAATTATGATGTAAATATCGGTGTTGAATGTTGTAAAGAACGAATCGTTAATAAGATTTGGGAGTTAGAGGGATATCGTTTGCAATGCGAATTAGCTAAGTGAAATGTATAGCGAAACACTTAATAATGTAATTGGTGTTGATGAAGCTCATTCTATTAGCGGTTTATCTGCTGGATATATCAAAAATTTGTGTGCAGCAGGAAAAATTACAGCTAAAAAGATAGGCAAGACATGGATTATAGATAAAGAACAATTTAATAGACAATACTCGTCCTGAGCATGACATTAAAAGGCTTATTTTTAATACCAAAATACCGAACTATTGGGGCTTGTACTCAATGGGGCGATAGGAGGAAATACACATGTTTAAGAAAGAACAGGAAACACAATATAGATTGAAGTTAAATTTACAATTCTTTTCTGAAGGCGGAGAAGAAAACCCTGGTGGGGGCGAAGAACTCGGTGGGGAGAAAGCTCCAGAATTCACGTTAGATCATTTTCAAGGTTTCTTAGATACAAATGTCGATGCACAGAAGGTTATTCAATCTCGTATCGATAGCGCTGTATCTAAGGGTGTCGAGTCATTCAAGACTAACAAACTACCTGACATTCTTCAAAGTGAGATTGCTAAACGTACAGAAAAGACGCCAGAACAAATTGAATTAGAAGGTATGAAAGCCGAAATCGCAAAGATAAAAGCTGAAAATACTCGTAAAACAATCGAAACAGAAGTTGCTAAACAAGCAGATAAATTAGGTATTGATGCTGATTTCGCTCTTACTTTCTGCGTCGATCCAACTTCATTAGATAAAACGCTTGAAAAGGTAACTAAATTCAATGAATATGCCGAATCTCTAGTTGCTGAACGTGTTCAAAAGAGTGTTGATGAACGCTTTGCTAACAATTATGCAAAAGGTGCTGATTTAAAGTTACCTACTTCAAATGAAACAGGTAATACAAACAGTTTAGCCATCATTCAACAACAATTATCCAAACAATAAGGAGACGATAATAAATGAAAAAAACTGCTGATTTACTTTCCGTAGAAAAGATTGACCTATCTGAAGCTATTGCTTACGCTTCACCAATGGATACACCATTTACAACATTACTATTACAAAATGGTTTAACTGCCGATGCTACAAGCACAGAAATCTCTTGGAGAGAAGCTGCTCTTGATTCAAACCGCAAAGGCCCTCAATTAGAAGGCGCAGATGCTACAGGAGCAAACAAAACAACTCGTGAATTAATCAAAAATAACCAACAAATTTTCCAACGTACTGCTGAAGTGTCTGGTTCATTAGAAGCTGTAAAAGTTCCTGGTGTACCTGGTGGAGAAATGGCTTCGGAAATTAATGACCGTATGATCGAAAGTAAAGTTGACCTAGAATGGTATACATTACAAGGAACGAAAGCCGATGAATCAGGTGCTACACCTCGTCAAATGAATGGTCTTATCAACTTAATTAACTCTCGTAATAAGTTCACTCCTGCAAGTGGTAAACTTTCTGCTGAAGATTTAATCAAAGCTTTCCGTCTTTGCTGGGAAAAAGGTGCTGGTGGCGACAAGTTAGTTCAATGTGGATCTGCTGTTGCGGAATTCATCGATAAATTATTCAAAGTCGATAAAGGAGTAATGATTCCAGCGTTACAAGGTGGCGGTAATATCATTGGTTTAACTGCTGATGTAATTCACACTCGTTATGGACGCGGTAACATCGTATTAAATCGTCATATGCCAGATGGAGCTTTAACGATTGTCGATTTAAATCAAGTTCGTATTCGCCCACTTCGTAAAATGGCGGCTGAAAAGTTAGCTAAAACTGGTGACTCTGAAAAACAAATGGTTGCGGGTGAATATTCACTAGAACTTAAAAATAGCTACGCTGGAGCAGTTATCAGTGGTATCACAGGTATTGTCGAGCCAGTAGCACCAACACAACCTTAATAAAAGGAGGAACAGTATAAATGGCAGCTAAAAAATCTACAGAAACTACGGAACCAAAAGTATATAAGGTGATGGGACCTAAACCGTTCACTTATGTTGCTACAAACTATTTTAGTGGTCTTTGGGCAGATGAAAAGGGTGTATTTGTAACAGAGAACGAAGAAACATACGAATATCTGCTTACATTTGCAGAGTTTAAAGACGTTACGGATATTTAATCATGCTTACACGAATTAAGATTCGTTTAGGGATTACAGATACTACCCAGGATGATTTATTAAATGAATTGATTACTTCTATACGTGACGTTATCTCGTTGCGTGTAGGGGTAATTACATTCCCTAAAGTTCTAGAGTCAATCGCGGTTGAAGTAGTTATTTCTGCTTATAACCGTAGAGGTTCTGAGGGCGCTTCTAGTGAAGCGGTGGATGTTATTTCGACTTCTTATATTACTAACTTACTAGAACCGTATACAGAGCAATTAGAGAACTTTAAAAAGGGATTAACACAAGGAACTGAAGATGCAACTGGAACTGGTCGAAGTGGAGTGAGGTTCTTTTGAGATATGACGAAAAGGTTGAATACCTCGCTATCGAGTACGTAACCAATGAAATGAACGATAAGATACCTGTTGAAAAAACTATCGGTATATTTGATAGCTTACTAACACCATTTTCATTACAAGAAACTCAAGTATATGGAGCTTCTTATACAAAGACTAATGTAAAAGTGTTGTGTAGAGATCCACAGTCCTTTAACGCTCGTATTCTCAAAGTAGAGAATCAAAAGTATGAGATACTCGAAAAACGAGATTACAAGAAAGTATTCTTATTCATTTGCAAAAAGGTTGTTGGTAAAAATGTCAATTCGAATTGATGTTAGTGGTTTTGGACAACTTGCAGCGAATATCGGTAGATACAATAACCAAATGAAACAACGTGTCAAAGATACCGTTGATAATACAGCTACAGACATTCAATCAAACGCAAAAGCAGAAGCGAATGTTGATACTGGCGATATGAGACGTAAAATCGAAAAGAAGCCCACCGTTTCATCAGGTGGCACAATTAGAGGTAGTGTCCAATCGTTAGCTGAATATACAGTCCATGTCAACTATGGTCATATGGTTAAAGCCGGGCAAATATTTTATGATCGTAAATCTAAAAGTTTCAAACGTGTAAAAAGAACACGATTTATTCCTGGTAGTCATTTCTTCACAAGAGCAGTGACAAAGGGTAAAAATGAGTTTGCAAGAGAAATAGGAAAGGCGTTGAGATATGATGGCTAACACTAGAGATACGCTTACACCTTTCCATATTGCTTTAGTTCAACGATTAAAACAACATGGAGTGGAATCTTCATTTGATTATAACGAGGATGAGACGGGAGATATTGAGTTTCCTTTCACAACCTTTGAAATACCTACAATCGGAAATAATGCATCTAAAACGACATTTGGTGATAAACCTCTTGTCGTTTTTTGTATTGTCGATGAACAACCAACAAACGGGCGTTTATACGATATCAGAGCAAAGATTATACAGGCTCTAGAAGAGGATTTAGTCCTCTCTAATAACTTAACGTGCTCGAATCAGAAAACAGATGATTCAGGTGTTATACGTGATCCTGAGAATGGATTCAGAACAGTTCGTTTAACATATCAATTCTACATTGAAGGAGTGAAGTAATTTGGCAGAGACAGAGTTAAAAGTAAAAGTTGCCTCTTATTTAGGGGTTAAAAAGATTGTTCGTATCGCTGATTTAAATACAGGTACTGTATTAGCTATTGGCGGACAAAAAGAACATACTGTCAGTCGTACAGCGGATACAATCGATGTTTCTACTAAAACGGGCGGTATTTTAAATATGCAAGAAATTATGACTAAACTCGGTGTTACTGATTGGAAACCGAAAGAATATAACGATTACAAAGAATATATTCAAGGTCAAAAAGAATGGAGTACTGAAGTATCAGGCGCTTTACCTTCTAGTGATGCTGCATATGACATTTTGGAATCTGCATACGAAAACGGAACACCAGTTGTTGTATCCGAATTAGATTTAGGTCGCATGAAAGAGAAAATCGGTATTGCATTCGTAACGGAATTAAGTGAAGAAGCTCCAATTGATGATTTAGCTGGATATTCCTTATCACTTACTGGTACAGGCCCGCAAGTTAGCCGTACTTATGTGCCAACTCCACCATCTGGATCTTAATCATGAGCAATCAAAAATTCATCCCCTCTACTCAATTAATAGTAGAAGGGGATATTTATAACTTGCGACTATCTCGATACATGCGATTGCAATTAGAAAAAGAATACAACATGAATGTACAAAGATACTACTCTATGATGTGTGTAAATGGAAATGTAGTAGATGAATATCAATTTGCAGCAGTTGTTTGGGCTTTATTGCGCGGTGGCGGGCAAAAGGTATCAAAAGAAAGAGCTTGTGACATTATTGAAGAAGCAGTAAATGATGAAGAATGCGGTATTATTAAGCTTTTTGAATCAGTGTTAGAAGCTCTTTCTGCTGCTTTTATGAATGAAGAACAATTTAAAGAATACAAAAGACTTATTGAGGTTTACAAGTCCTCAGAAAGTGAAGATGACACCGAAAAAAAGTAGATAATGACGAGCGTGACTTTTCAATGGCTGTTCTTGAATTTGGCATAGAACCAGAAGTGTTTTGGAATATGACCGAAAGAGAGTTTTTCACACTTGTCATTTATGATTTGCAAAGAAAAGAGAGCGATATGTTACGTATGAGAGCGGTTGTAACGAATGCTATGTACAACATGAACCGTGGTAAAAAACCATTCAAAGAGTTCCCGTTCGAAAACAGACAGTCGCAACTTAAAGTAATTAAACAAGCAGCAGATAAGGATAAATTATTTGCTCAGTTCGGTGGGCAGGTGAGTTTATAATGGCTGGCAATGAACAGATTGGTGTAGATATAACCGTAAATAACGGACAAGCTGAAGCTGAATTGCGAAGTTTCCAACAAACAGCAGAACAAACTGGAAGTAAGATTGAACAAGCTTTCAGTAAAATTGGTGCTATTGGCGATAAATTAACAGTTGGTGTTACCACTCCTTTAGCTGCTGTATCTGCTATGGGTATTAAAACTGCAATTGATTTCGATAATTCGCAGAAGAAAATCCAAAAAGGTTTAGGTGTTACCGCAGAAGAAGCCAAGCGACTAAATAACGATGTTAAAGCTGTTTGGAAAGATGGATTCGGCGAGAATGTTGATGAAGTTAACAAATCACTAGTAACAACTCGTCGCAACATGAGTGAAATCGACAATGGTAAAGAACTACAAAGGGTAACGAAAGATGCAATGCTCTTAGCTGAAACATTTGATAGTGATATCAATGAAGTTACTCGTGGTGCGAATCAGTTAATGGTCGGTTTTGGTATTTCTTCAGAAGAAGCTATGGATCTATTAGCAAGCGGAGCACAGAATGGATTGGATTTCTCAAAAGAATTATTTGATAACGTGAGTGAATATGGCCCGTTATTTGCAAATATGGGATACTCTGCTGATGAATATTTTAATTTGTTATCTAATGGTGCTAAAAATGGAGCTTATAACTTAGATTACGTGAACGATGTAATGAAAGAGTTCCAGATTCGTATTAAAGATGGTTCTAAATCTACAACTTCTGCGATGGGCCAAATGTCCGAGGGTACTCAGAAGGTTTGGGAGAGTTTCTTAGAAGGTAAAGCAACTGTAAAAGATGTAAACAATGTAGTTCTAAATGAACTAAAAGGTATGGATGATCAAGTAGCTGCCAATCAACTCGGAGTTGCTCTCTACGGAACGAAATGGGAAGATCTCGAAGCTAAGACAATGTATTCGTTAAACGAAATGCAAGGTGGTCTTGGTAAGACTGCTGGAGCTATGAAAGATATGCGTAAAGCGCAAGATGAAAGTATCTCAGTGAAATGGCAAAAAACATTACGGGAAGCACAAACTGCATTAGAACCACTTGGGAAAATGTTGCTAGATATCGCTATGGATGTCCTCCCGGCTGTTTCTTCTGCTGTTAAAACTGTCACTGAATGGTTTGCTAACTTATCCCCTGAAGCTCAAAAAACAGTGATAGCTATTGGTGGTATCGCTTTAGCTGCTGGCCCTGCTCTTTCTATATTAGGGAGAATGGGCGGTGTTATTGGTGGATTGGTTGGTAAAATAAGTGGTTTCGCAACAGCTGCTCGTGCTGGAGCTGCTGCAACTGTTGCTGTTGAAGGCGCTTCTGGTGCTGCCGCTTTAGGAATGGGAGGATTAGGAACTGCTCTTGGCGGTGCTGTTATTGCTGCTGCTCCTTGGTTAATCGGTGCTGCTGCTATTGGTGCTGCTGGTTACGGAATCTATAAGGCTATGACTCAAGAAGCTGTTCCAGCTGTTGATTTATTTAAAGATCGCGTTAATTTAGCTGCTGATGGTACTGTACAGAGTGTAGATAAGATATCGAAAGGCACACGAAAAGCTGTAGGTGCTTTCATGGAACTGTCTCAAAAAACAGGAACTGAACTAACAAACATGTATGCTACACAGGCGGCTATCAATGAAGAAAATATGCCCAAAATTGTTGGCCAATTCGATGAAATGAAGAATCAAATCATTGCAGGATATGACCAACAAAAGAATGATGCTGTTACAAAAACAACTGAAATGTTCGCAACGATGGGCGCTATCACAGATCAAGAGAAAGCAAGCATCTTAGAAAAAATGACTGGTTACTATGACCAACAAAAGCAAAAGGCTCAAGATAACCAAAATCAGATCATTCAAATTCTGAATACAGCTAAAGAACAAAAGCGAGCATTAACAACTGATGAATATAACCAGTTAATGCAGTTACAAAGTAATTACCAAAGTGCAGCTGTACAATCTCTTTCTAAGAATAAAACAGAGCAAGAAGTAATATTACAGAATCTTAAAGATTCCAAGAGTCGTATGAATGCAGAGATGGCTTCAGATGCTATTCAGAAAATGGAGAAACAACGCTCTGAAACAGTAAAGAAAGCACAATCCGAGTATGACGACAAGATTCGTATCATTACTAAAATGCGTGATGAAATGGGTGTTATTTCGGCTGATCAAGCAGATAAAATGATTTCAGATGCTAAACGACAAAGAGATGGAGTAGTCGAAAAAGCTAATGAAATTAAGAGTCAAGGTGTTGACAAGTTAAAAGGTGCTTATAAAGACTTAGAAAACCAAGTCGATACAAGTACAGGAAATATCTTAACTTATTGGGATAAAGTAAAAAGTTGGTGGGATGGTTGGAAGCCCGCTGCGAAAAACATAGCGATAAACGTAACTAAAAATCTCCCTGGTCCTATTGGAGCTTTAGGTTCTCTGTTAGATGGAAATGCAAATGGAACGCCTTTCTTTGGTGGAGGGCTATCTCGTGTAAATGAACGTGGCGGGGAGATTATGAATCTGCCTCGTGGTACGCAAATTATCCCTCACGATTTATCAAAACGATATATCGATAGAGCAGCTAATAATTCATCTTCTTCCGCGGGAACTAGCGCAAATCAAAATGTCTCAATCGAAAACGTTGTAGTGGTAGATGGTTACGAAATAGCGAGAGCTGCTCATCCGTATATCGATACTATGCAAAGTGATAACATTTCTATCAAGTCGTATCTGAATGGAGGGAGAGCGTGACTACAATTATAGAAAAAACTGACGGTAAACGTTATGTACTCAATGATTTAAATATATTCACAAGAGATTTTATCATTTCCTCTCCTTCTTACAGGCACACAACTGAGTCGTTAGAAGGTGGGCATGGTTCGGTGGATCTTGGGTCGACATATGATGTTAGGCCCATTAAGTGTATTTTCTATTTCAAAGCTATAGATAACAGTGACTATGTTTTAGCTCGCGACGAAGTTTTTGACATTTTCAATAGTATTCAACCTTTTTATCTGATTGACACAAGAAATGGTGGTAAACGTTGGTTGGTTAAATGCGCTTCCGGTTTCGCGGTAGACCAACAAAGGATATATGGATTATTCGAGGTGGAGTTCGTTTCGTTTTCTTCATTCGCCGAGTCAGTCGGGACCACGTTGACCCCGTTAGATATTGATTTAGGCGTGTGGCAGATTGGACAAGGATTAACATTTGAAGATCCAAAGTATGTCCACTCAACCTCTACTTTCCGTATATATAATGCTGGTAACGTTCCACTCAACCCGAGAAGAATGCCCTTGTTGATTACGTTCAAAGGCGCTTCAACCAATTTAAAGATAAAAAACAAAACAACTGGTGACGAGTGGTCTTATACAGGAGCCACTTCAACAAATGACACGATAAGATTAGAACAAGTAAGATTCACGAAGAACAGCTTATCTATTGTGCGAGATACGAATAAAAAGTTGGTTACGCTAAATTCAGGATTTAATGACTTTGAAATTACAGGCGCCACAGGCGTCTTTTCTATTTCATTCGATTTTAGATTTTACTATCTATAGTTTGGAGGTGAATATTTGAATTTAATTACAATTACAGATGTATTAGGGAACACAGAAATATTAACGGGGTTTAAAAGTTTTAATCGTGTTCGAAAAGTGAACGGAGAGAAAGTTATAAGTTTTCTTATCATACCAACGGAAGAAAACAAGTATGCTTTCCCACTTGTTCAAGAAGAGAGTAAAGTCGAATTTGATGGAGAGACTTACGTAATTAAGTCTATTGCTGAAAGGAATATCGGGAATACATTTTATAAACTAGTTGAATGTATTCATGATTTCTTTGTAAAGATGATTGATAAACAAAAATACGAAGTGCGTGATGGCAGCATGACATTGCGTGATGCGCTAGACTTTGTATTTGAAGGTACTGGTTATCAAACAGCAATAATCGATACATTTTCCGCTCAAGATTTCGAGAATTTCGGGAAAGACAATAGCTTATCTTTGTTGAAAAAGATATTAGAACGATATAGAGCAGAAATATCTATTAGCGGAAATTTAGTTAGATTTAAAACGAAAATCGGCGAAGATACTGATTTTCAATTTAGATATAACTTTAATATAAAGACCTTCGAACGTACAATTGATACAAAATCACTTGCTACATACATTCGAGGGTATGGTAAAGACGGATTAATGAGAGAGTATACAAGTCCAAACGTTCATATATTTGGTTTTCTTGAAGCTCCTATGATTGATGATGAGCGATACACTACAATATCAGGATTAGATAACGCTTTAAAAGAATCATTACAAGACACTCCTGTTATTAGTATGACGCTCGACTTTATAGATTTAAGAAAAGCCGGATATCCTTTCATTATCCCAAATGAAGGAGATCGGGTTCTTTTAATTTACGAGCCGATGAATGTGGATATTGAAACAAGAATCATGGAGATTGACGAAGAGTTCAATAATGAATTAGAGATAATTAGTTGCAAAGTTACACTAGCTAACTATAAAAAAGATTTATCAGGAACTCTTCTTCAAGCGATACAAAAATCATTGAAGGGCATTGTAAATAATGATGGGAAAATAATATACAACGCTCTCGATGAAGCGGTAAAACGTGCAACGCAAGCTATTAAAAACGCAGAAACAGAATTAGTTTTCGAGAATGGAATACTTGCTATTAACCCTAAAGACCGCAATAACTTTGTTGCTTTCAATAGCGCTGGTCTAGGGATTACTTTTGATGGCGGGAATACATTTAAAGAAGCGCTAACTTACGAGGGTTTAGTTGCATCTGTAGGGGTTATCGGACAATTTGAAGCCAATAACATCCGTGTCGGTCCAGAAACAACTTTCGATGCAGGATATGACCCTGCAAAGAAACAAGGTGGCGGTAGGAATATACTCTATAACACGTCCGACTTCGAATGGAATGCAATGTGGGCGGATAATGGACAGGGCGGTGGTGTAGTAGATACTTCCGTCGTGTATAACGGTAAAAGCACAATGAGGATTCCTATGCCACAAGGTGTTAGATATCTAGAAGGCAATATCCCTTTAAAGAGAGGTACTTACTATACGTATTCCGCTATGGTTCGTGGTTCTGCAGCAGGAAACGGAACAGAATTAACACCGCTTCACTTTTGGGCGCATACATCCAAAGATACAAGCGGTCAAATGACAACCATCGTTAAATATGACCAGTCCATTTTAGATAAACAATGGAAAAGAGTGTACGTTACATTTTTAACACCGGCGGATAAGGATCTGTACTTCTCTCCTTACATTTTCAACGGATTACCTACTGGAACATTGCATGTAATTGAAATGTCGTTCCAAGAAGGTGACGTGTTAATGGATTGGACAGCCAATCCGGATGAAGTTAGAGCTAAAATGCAACAAATTAGAACGGATTTACGTTTAACCGCACCACTTCCAACAACAATCAACATGGACCAGAATGGAATTACAGCTAATACATCCAAATCAGATTCTTTCGCTAGATTGGATTATCGCGGTATGTATATAAAAAAAGGTGCTATACAAATAGAGCGAGCGGATGGATATAACTTAATTATAGATGGAACAGCTAACTTTGATATGGGTGTCAGCTCACATGAACCTCCATTTATGTCACCAGGTGTTGCTTATAGTGCATATTGGTATGCAACACGTAATACCACGTGGTCAAATTGTAATTTCTTTACCTTCAAACATACAGGGAGGTATTTAGTGTTCGCGCTGAGTCTTGCGGTTGACCCTGGTTCATCTGCACAAGTCAAAATTGTAGATAATGATGGGAAAGATTTATGGTTTACATCACACAATAAAACAATCAATGACAACTATTATATTAATCCAAGAATTGATTTAGGCGTACCCACAGGTGAAATGAAATACGTGTATTTAAGAACGGCTTCAAACAGCGCGGATCACACATCATATGCAAGGGTGTTAAGTAAATGGCAAGAGGGGTGACATGAATGGAATTGAAAGAAAAATACGAACTTAACGAGCGATTTAAAACGTTTATTTATGCTGATTCGGATGAAAACGGGATTATAACACAAGTGGAATGCGGACAACGTATCATCCCTAGCCAAGATTATATGCATTACTTTAGAGTTGATCGCTATATCGCAGACACTCTTTGGAACTATAAGGTAGTTCTAAACGGACGGGTTGCAGAATTACAAGCGATCGATCTTGAAATAGAGAGCACAGTAAAAGAGAGATATTTTTCTCAAACGAAAGAAGAACTTGAAAAACAAAAAGAAGAAATGGAAGCTAAGATTCGCCAACTTGAAGAGGAATTAAGTAATAGATCATAACGCCATAAGGAGGTTAACATGACAATAAAAGATCTAGGAACAAGCATGGACAGACAATGGCGTAATGATTTGAATAATAATTTCAGAGAGTTATCTGGAATGCAAGGGTCTGTTAATGATGCCGTAAGTAAGGCTAAAACAGCGGAACAAATAGCTAATGAAGCGAAAAATAAGGCAGATACCGCGAATAACACGTCAAATTCTGTACAGAAACAACTGGATACAATCGTAATTAATGGAGATTCATCAGTTGAGGCAGCGCAAGCGAGGGTGGATATGGAAGGATTTACTTATCCGTCACTAAAGCCACGAATCGATGCAGAACAATTGAAAATCGCTAATATTTCAAGAGTGGTAACAGAGATATCGATAAACGTAAAAACATTAGGTGTAAAAGGCGATGGGATTACTGACGATACACTGACAATTGAAAAGGCATTTAGTGATAATCCGTATAAAATAATGTATTTTCCTGATGGTAACTATCGAGTGACTAGGCCTATCAGGATAAGTGCAGATAACTCATTAGAATTAAGTAAAAACGCAAGAATTTATGCCGATGCAGCAATCGATTATATTTTTGACTTTAATACGTCAAGGAAAATTAATTCTATCTACGATTTATCTAAGGATTGTTTTATTATAGGGGGAACTTTAGATTCAAATGGTATGGCTAAAGATATCCTTAGATTGAATAAATTTATGCATTTCACGCTATATGATGTTGAATTTAAAAATGGAGTTAATAGAGGGTTAGTTGTCAATGATACAGGAGCAATGGCAGCTGAATTGATTGCTATGAATTTACATTTTATTAA